CAAAGCAAAGCCCAAAGCAAAGCCCAAAGCAAAGCCCAAAACTGCTGCGGCGGTAGAAACGCCCGTAGTAGAAACAGTTGCGCCCGTAGTAGAACCAGTTGCGCCCACAATTAATTCCGAGACAGGTAAGTTTAGATTCACTAGTAAGGCTCGATTTAAACTTAAACCTCATGCGGATTCGGGTAGTGACGTGTCTAAGGGTAAAGTACTAAGAAATACTCCCAGAAAACCACAAGCCCCCCGAGGGTATGACGAATCTCAGACGGAAGCGTATAACTTAAAAAGTAGAGTGAATAGGTATTTTAATCAATTTGACGACCTTGATAGTGCTTTAGATAGCGCCATCTATGACGTAGCCGACCCTAAAAGTGTCGTATACACTAAGCCCACTGCAAAGTCATCTGACCCAGACCCCCTAGCAGCTAACCTCCAGTTTACGGGCGGAGAAAATGGTAAAGCGGTATTGGAATGGGCGAAACAAAATTTAAGCTCTGAAACCAATACTCAGATAAACGAGCGACTAGCTACCGTAAAGAAGGATATAGAGAACGCGGAAGAGGGAATAATAAAGAAAGACGAGGCAGAAGCAGCAGATGCAGCTCAGTTGGCAAAAAGAAAGGAGGACGAAAGCCTACAAATACTTACCCCCGAAGCACAAAAAGAAGCAGATATAGAAGCCGCAGAAGCAGAGGATGCACTAGACGCCGAGGGTAGGGTAGAAGCGACTCGTGCTAATACAGCAGATAAAAGCGTGGGGAAAAAGAAAGTAAGTAAGCGGAAATCCGCTCAAGAATCTGCGGATGCTAATTTCGTCAAGACAATAAACGCTAAGGTAGATTTTACCTCTACTAATAACAAAGGGCTACTGACAGCCACGGCTAAACGTAATGTAGAGCGTGCGGAATCCTACGCCAACGCTAGTAGTGACCCCGAGGCTAACTTGAAAGAGCTAGCGGGAGTGCTTGCTAAAAAACGCTTTGAAGCTAAAAAAGCCAAAGCCGCAGCCGCAAAGAAAACTAAAAAAGATAGGCGCGATGCCAAGAAAGTTTCAGATGCAGAGGCTAACTTAGACGCACGTAAAGAAGTTACGCCTACGCCCAAGACTACAAAGCAAAAAATAATAGATGCTGCGGTGGAAAAGTTTACCAAAATTAAAGGTATAACACCGGAAGACGTGCTAGCGGCCTATTCTATGGCTACGCAGGGTTTACCGACTAGCAGTAGAGAGTCTCAAGCGAAAAAATACTTTGACGGTGCAACGCCGGAAAATATTAGAGAAAGCGCAAAGTTATATAAGCGGGGGAAAGAACTTGAGTACGACTTTCTAGAACTAGACGTGGACGTAGCCGCCACTATGGATACTAACTTACCTAAAGACGTTAGGGAGCTATTGTCTAAGGGAGATTTACCCGGCGCTATGCGGGCACTAATGGAATCTTCTACTAACAAACGCGTAAAACAAATAATACGAGCGCTTTCTAGTAGCGTTGAGGGAGTAAATGTAGAAGTAGTAAACACTAAAGACTTAGAAAGTATAGGTATTGTTGCTAGAACAGATGACAACATAGTAGCGGGGGCTTACGACAGCGAGTCAAATACTATATTTATTAATTCTGATGTAGCCCCTACAGGGCATACTCTTTTGCATGAGACGACTCATGCGGCTACTGTAGGAGTGCTTGGCAATCCATCGCACCCGACCACCAAGAAGTTACAAAAACTGTTCGATGACTTGCAAGGTAGTATGCAGGCTTTTCCCAACATAACTAATCTACGTGAGTTTGTAGCAGAAGCGTTTAGCAACCCTGAGTTCCAACTTAGACTGTCCGAAATGGATGTCAAAGGTAAGCGATACACGGCGCTAAGGGCATTCTACGATGCAATAACCAACCTAGTCCGCAGTGCTATAAACCGTGTTAGTGGCGCAAACTTACAGCTTAGTGGTTCCGCGTTAAAAGCTACGGATCAGGCTATATTAAGCATACTCCCAGTTAACGCTGATACGCGTGGTATATCTGTACTTAACGAACTAGCGTTGGAATCTGTTTCTGGCGGTGCGGCTACTACTTCTCCACTAGCGCAGGCTATAGCTAGGAATATACGGACAGACCCTAAAAGTAGGCAGGCATGGCTATTAGACATAAGAAATACCTTATTCGATGTCTTTGAACTAGCTCAGAAACCTACTAAGACAGCACTAGGCGCACTTGACTTACAAACTTTAGGAGACGTGGCTAGAAAAACAAAGTTTGGGCAGTTGGGGTATGACTTGCTTGAGTTAGTTAATAAACAGCGGGCGGACTTAACGCGTAGCGCAGAAAATGTAGACAAGGTAGTCACACAATTTAGGAAGTGGGTTAGCTCTGTTGATAGTAAGTTGGTTGATAGCTACAACACTCTAATATACAACACTCAGTTTGGTGCTACGTTATACGGTGTAGACCCCGAAATAGGTACTACTGCCAACCCAGAACCCGCAAGGACTAAGTACGAAGGTAAAGTATCAAACGATGGCAAAGATTTGTTTGAGGTATGGTTATTACAGCGTAAGCATTGGGACGCCCTAGGAACAGAAGGGCAGGAGCAATTTAGAACTCAACGTAAGATGTACAAGCAAATGTACGACGATCTGCTGGATGTAATATTTGGAAAGATAGACGAGGCTACGGGCGGTAACAAAGAACTTAACGTGAAAATGAAAGAGAGGGTATACAGAGAACTTGCTTCCAAAGGCGAGTTAGATGTTTACTTCCCATTAGTACGTGAAGGAAGGCACAAAGTATCGTATAGCATAAATGTAACGGACGAGAACGGACGAACTACAAAGCAACCTGTCTTCCTAATGTTCGAGACAAAAAGAGAAGCTAGAGCAGCCCAGCTTGAAGCAAGTAAGGAAGCTATTGATGGCAAAGTCGAATACTTTAACGGTAACTTCGGGAAAAGCGCATTTAACAGTGCTCCTTCTGGTTCTCTTGTAGCGGAAGTGCTACAGCTACTAAAGGATAATAAGGTGGACGCTGATGTAAGCGCCGAAGTAATGCAGTTGTTCGTATCCGCCTTACCTGAGTCCTCCTTCGCTAAGTCCATGCAAGGGCGTAATAACGTATTCGGGTTTATACCTAATACAGACGTAGCTTTACGCAAGAAAGGTTACTCTCTAGCCGCGCAGATAGTCAAGCTCAGAGGTAGTGCTAAGATAAATGCTATTAAAGAGAAGATAAACGAAGCGTATGCAGAACCATACGCGGGCGACAATCAGTGGCAGTCTGAAACTCTACGCAATTACGTGCTAGAGGAACTAATTGACAGGGCAACATTTTCTATACAAGGGGCTGACAATAAGTTTACAGACTCGCTGGCAAAAAGACTTAACCAAATTGCATTTATTTACACCATTGGTTTTAATGCTTCGTCTGCACTTGTTAACATGTCTCAGATAGGCCTGTTTATAATACCTAATTTAGCCCCTAGGTTTGGCTTAGAAGCTACGATGGCATCTTTTATTAAGGCGTCTAAGTATGTGGGGTCTAATATGGCGCGTATAGACAAAGACTACGATGTGAAAGAAGTCAGGACTACGCGCAACGATAAGACCGTTATTGAACTACAAGTAACTTTAAAAAACGCAATCCGTAAGGACATACTAGGACTTGCAGAAGGTGACCTCTCTTCTATGTCCGAAGTCGATGCGCAAGCCAAAGTAGACGAACTAGAACGTAACATACCTATAATTAAACTTGCCTTGGAGCAGGGGCTAATAAACACCACCGTGGACATGGACGTAGCCGCCGTAGCGGATAACAAAGGAGAAGCGCCAAAAACTACGGCGGAGAAGTTACGCAGCCTTACTTCTTGGGGCGAAGCATCTGCGTTTATGTTTAATTTCGCAGAAAAATTTAACCGCCAGACAACTCTGCTAGGTTCTTACGACCTAGTACTACAGGTAATGGAGTCCAACAAAAGGATATACAGCAAGCTCCAAGGCAAGTACGTTGCCGTACCTAGTAGCCGCGCTGCAAAGAGAGAAATGGCCGCGAGGGAGGCGGCTTACATCACCCACGAAACCAACGGCGGCGCTACTTTAGAAACTACACCCAGACTCATACGCGCAGGGCTTGGTAGGATAGCGGGTATGTACAAGAGTTATGGCCTACGTATGTGGACAACTATGATAAAAAGTTTTGCAGACATATTTAGGGAAGCAGGGCGTACCAAAACTATGTCTAAGGCAGAGTTAAGAGAGATACGTACTTTAGGGGCTAAACAACTTGCAACTGTGTTTGTATCGTCGGCGGCTTTCGCTGGCATACAAGGAGTTCCCATATACGGGCTTATCGCTATGATAAGTGACTTATTTACTGATGACGATGAAGATAAGTTTAGAGGTAGTACTCTATATGAATTAACTGACTTGTTCTCCGCTAATTCTAAGCACGGGCAGATGTTGTACAAAGGGCCACTTTCGTACTACTCCGGCGTGGACGTGTCTAACCGTGTAGGGCTGTCTAACTTGTTACTTGGGGATAGTAGATACTTGAGAGACCCTGCCCCAGAAGAATTAATGTTTCTTTATCTTGGTGGCCCTTCTGGGAGCACCCTTAAAAAAATGATTCGGGGTGTGGAAGATATTAAAAGAGATAACTGGCAGAGGGGTATAGAGCAGTTTTTGCCCACAGGAGTTACAAATGTCTTGAGAGTACTACCTTATGGGCGTTTATACGAAGACAGAGGGTACTACACCCGAGGCTATAGCGGAGAAAGTGGGCAAGTAATATCCGGCAACCTTACTGGGAAGGACTTGCTAATGTCTGGCTTAGGGTTTCCTCCTTTAGAGTACGCCTTGCAATCGGAATCGAATTCTCGTAAGAAGAACTTAGACATAGGTATAAACGCGAGGAGAAAAGAATTATTAGCAGCTCACACCGGATCGTATATAAACAGTGACACCAATGGTATGCAGGAGGCTATGACACGTATAGAGGAATTTAATAAGGATCATCCCTTTGTGGTAATAGAGCAATCCACCATTTTTGCTAGTATAGAATCGGCGCAAAAAAGAGCACTAGAAAGTGATTCGGGAGTAAATATTGATCCTAGACTTAGGGAACGGTTACGAGCGACAGAGTCCTTAGGTGGCCCCATACCAAAATAAAAAACCCCCTGTCGCCTCGGAAACGAGCAGGGGGTTGAGGGGGTACAACCGAAGTGGGTCAGGGGAATGTCCCACTACGTCCCACATAGTATCATATAGTCCGCCAGATACGTATACCTAATCTGCCATTTTCTATAGCTATCTTTGCCTTAACTTGCCATTGCTTACGGTTAAGCACCTTTACAACTTGTTCTTTCGCTGCCTGTGTGTTGATGCATGGTATAAAGACTGACGCTCCTACATGCATAGCGTCCCAGTTTGTTACGATTTTTATTCCGTCGGGCGATAAATCATCTACTAGTAACACGTTACTGTGTACTCACATCCAGCTTAGAGCAGTCCACAAATAGTACATGCGATAAGCCTAGCCTAATCGACGTACCCTTACTGAGTCTGATCTTAGTAGTCTTCGCCTCAAAATCATCTTTCAGTTCCTGCATAAACGACCCATAATTTATCTGCTGCTGCCCACACCACTTTTTCAGCGGCTTAGGTAGCAAATACGCGTGCTTTAGATCAGTCTCATACCTTCCGATCAATCTTACTTTCGGGTCTAGTTCGGGGATGACTAAATCGTCCATGCCATTACCCTGATTCTTGCGTAAGTCGTCAGTGCTTTTGATTTTAAGTATGCTACCCCAATGCTCGTGTATATAGTCGTTGAGTGTGTCTCCCGCAGAAGAACTCATATCGGCCACAGCATTCATATTCTCACGTAGTAGCTTAATAATGTACTTAAACAGCTTATTAGTATCGTAGTTAACTAGCCCTATCTTCTTAGCTACAAGCACTCCTGTAAGGTTATTTGCCGCACCTGCTGACCAGAATCGGTTTTCCGCTGTAAGCCCCGCCGCTTCATCTATTTTGGCTTGCACTGAGTCGCGTAGTTTCTTTACTTCTTCTAAGTTACTCATAACGTACTGTATGTAAACCGTTCCGGCGTGGCCGTATATACTCACCGCGTTTTGCGCGTGGGCATCGGTAATACTCTTGGTACCCGCTTCCTTAAACAGTTTAACTGCCTTAGTCTCAAGCATACGCTGCGCTTCGGCCTTCGGCCCGTTCTTGTACATACTTATCTTTTCTATAATACTAGTATTGCCCGTGGTGACAGCTAACAGGCTCCAAGGCTTACCCCGTGCCCGTTCTGTATTTGCTCCACCACCTGTCATACGGTTTCTCTGCTTACCCCCAGACAGTTGATACACCATGTCTGATAGGTCATCGCCTTTAGCGTTGGTCATCTCATCAATGTACAGTGGTAAGTTATGGTATACCTCTCCACGTAACATTCTGGAGTTCTGCGTATCGTTCTTATCAAGCACTAACTCTTCGGGTTTGCCCCATACGGACGCTCCTACGTACATAGCGGTAGTCTTACCAAGGCCACTCTCTTTACTATGCACGTGGAACCCCGAACAAGCTATAGGACTAAGTGCCATAAGGGGTGATCCGAATGCAGATGCAACCATATACTGGTGCAGTTCAAATCCATCACGGTCATAGAAATTAGCCATGTCGATCCACTCTTGCAGAGTACCCTTGGGTTCAAATGCATGAAACAACCCCACTGTGGGGGTAGAGGGAGGATTGGCCTTTATACTATCCGCGAATATTTCTTGGTTACCTACTACAAACGATGTATAGGAATCGTCAGTCCATCCAAATTGCCTACGCGCCTCCGATGCAATGCTAGTAGCTTGTAACTCGTTTACCCATGTTGTCATGTAAGCCATAAGTTCATCCATTCTTGAGACAGCCACACCATTCATGGACATCTGCTTTCGTAATTCTTCTTTAGAAGTAACAGAGGTAAGTGGAATAGTAAACTCTCTTACCCCATCTTTAGGTAGGTGCAGCCTAACCACTACAGCCTCACCCATCTCTACATCTTGTATGCGCTTAACTACGTATAGGTCATTGTGATATACAACCTTCTCGTCGGGATCGCCCTCTGCGTTAGTAGTACGCATATACACCCCACCATTTGTACCCCTAAAGAAGGGCCTAGGGTACGCCGGAATAACATAGGTGGTAGTTGGAGCGTTCGGTAGGTCTAGTGCTGGCACTTCCACTACATTGTCTTCTTCGGTTGCTTCCATCACGCTACTGCCTAGAACTATGGGGGACTTTATCTTACCCCAGTTGGGGCAGTTTGGGCACACGTCAGGGTTAAACTCGTCAAAAGACGTACACTTATATGGCCCTTTAATAAGTTCCATCTTGTCCCGTGTGTCTTCTGGAGTGTAGCCCTCATGCTTTTTAGATATGTTATGTGCTGCCGATTCAGAGTCTACGCAGAACTTGGCTATAGACAACCCTGCCCTCCACATAGGTTCACTGCAAGTCTCTTGGTCTTTCCATATAGTCTTTAGCTGGTCGCAGCCAGTACCGTTTATGGTCTTAATTATAATGTCTTTAAACTTATTCTGCCTGTTACCCAGCAGCGCATCCATGACCGCGTTACTCCCAGAGGGGATCATCTTCTTAGGGACTGGTATCAACCCACCCCCAAGTAACGCAGAAAACTTGTCGAAGTCTACGTCATCAGGATGGTCATCCGCGAGAAACTCTACGGGGGAAGGAGGGGTAGTCTTATAGTTATGTGTAGTAGGTACGCGCAGTACCCTAGCAGCATCGGCGGTGACAGCGGGGTCAGCCAATAGCCCGTGTTCAGCACATAACTTCTTTAGACGCTCCGCTACAGGTAGCCAGTCATCTAACCCTACTGGCTCAGAAAGAAACCAATATGCGTGAATGCCCCGCCCAGAGTTAACTAACTTAGGTTTTGGTAGCGATAACGTCTTACAGAACCCCTGTAATGCTACTAGGGCTTCATCTTGACTTGGGTAGTCCTTAGTCTCGCCACAATCTAAGTCTAGAAAGAAAGACTTTAGTTGTTTCACGTTAGGAACTTTACGTGAGTTGTTCTCTTCAAACGTGGCTAGCGCAAAGTAAGCATCGTATCCCTTACTGTCTAAGTCACGTGCGGCATCTGCCATATCCCCTACGGAAGTGTAGAACTTTTGTATCCGTCTGTCGTCTTTAGTGCGAAACGAAAACAGACAGTAATATCCTTCACTCCCCAGTGTCCGCCTTAAAAAATCTTCTGTGTTCATAATGTATACCTAATTCCGAGAGGCATCGTAGCAGGGGCGCTTGCACGCCCTTTTCGGAAATATTCCTAGCTACAGTTAAGGTGTTACAGGGACAGTATCAGTCGTCCCAGTCGGCTACTATGTCAGCCAGCGCATCATCAGATGCTTTTGGTGCGGGAGCCTTCTTCTTAACTACTTTTTTAGGCTCTTCGACTTTTGCAGTTTCATCACCCCCAAACAGTTCGTCGGTAACTACTTCCGCTGGTGCGGCGGGTGCAGTGGGGGGCACTACTTCAAATGGGTTATCTTCTGCGGAGAACTGAAACCCTCCTTCGACAGCGCCAAACGGAGATGCAGCTTCCATAGGTACGTACTTGATTACCTGTACGGCACGTATTCTAAGGGATACCCCTGCCTCACGCATGTTATAGGGAGTAAACGTAACTGCCACGTTGACAGTACTACCCGTGGTAAGCATGAAGTCGGCTGGTAGTTTAACGCCTTTACTATCATACTGTACAGGTTTAAACGTAGCATCTTTACCGTACGCCCCTTTTAGGGATGCTTTATGAGAATACGATCCGTCTTCTTCTTTCTTGAAGGGCATATCAAACTTGTCAGGCCATCCTTTTTCTTTCTTAGATTCGTATGCTGCAACCATCTCTACAAAGAGAGCCTTAGCTTGGTCTTTAGTCATGCGGAAACGTGTCTCGTACTTAGCGCCTTCGTCAAACGCGTCACACGGAACCGTGCGGTTTTCTGCGTTGTCGAACTTGTAAGTCTTATTGATACGAGGCCATAGGGCTTCTACGTTGTTGATAAGGTATTGATTATTTGTAGCCATGTTTATAAATCCTAGTAAATTAATTTGCGTTTAACTCAAAACCTTCCACTACCGAGAATGGAGACACAGGTTCACTTGTTACAGGTACTGACATAGTGATTGCTTGTAACGTATCTTCGTGGTCAATCATAGTAGATACAATTTCAAGCGTGTCTTTATCTAAGCGGTCTACTGGCTTAAAGCAAAGTTTTGGTACAACACTATCACTAACAAAAGAAACTTGAGTAGTAATAGTAACTACAGGTGTATCATGTTTAGCTAACAGTCGTGCATAGTTCTGCATCCCCATGTCCCCCTTGGCAGCACTGCCGAATATAGACGTGGCAGGTATTTGTAATTGATACACTTCTTCGGGCTTATCCCGAAATACAACTGCTAGTCGTTGTGAGAACCGACAAGCCCTACCCCCATACTGACCAGAACCTCTAATGTTTTGAGGACAGTCCATGCAACGCGTAGCTTGCCGTTGCTCTTGAGGTACATCTACTGATGGTACTTGTGTGTCGGAAGACCAACACGTAGGTACCGCAACCCTGTTAGGGTCATACGCATCGCCAAAATAAGCGCGAGATACTGAAGCGGCGTTTACTATAACCACATCCATAGTACTTGAATCTAGAGTAACTTCTTTGCCGTCAGCGATAACATTAAACTTGCTATCACGTATGCTGATTCGGCGTAGTCGATTACTACTCATCAAGCGTCATCATCTAAATCTAACTCTAGCTGCTCATACATCATATCGCCTTGCGGGGCTTGTTCCCCCACCGATACAGGTTTACCTAGAAGTTCTGCTTCTAACTCCGGTAACTTGAAACGGTAAGTGGAGCCTACTTTTATATAAGTATCGCTAGGGATTTTGTTGGTACGTATCCACGCACGGACAGTAGATATAGACACTGCAAAGTGGTTTGCTACGTTTTCAATTGGTACGAATGCTGCCATTACTTCCTCCTTACTGAGACTACATACTCTGAGTCTACGTTAAGACCTTTAGGTACAAGGTCAGGGTTTTCCTCTAAAAAATCCTTCATGTTCTTCTGATTAAGTCGTTTGTCTAGCAACTCTGGAACTTCATGCTCTAAAACAAATTCATGCATGTTGCTCCAATCGCTAGTCCAGTACCTAGTCTTGGCAGACCTATAAAACAATCCGGCTGAAGTTTTTACACTATCTACTCCCTGCTCCTTACAGTATCCCAACAGGGCTTTCTTAACCTTGTCTAACTGCTCAGTTAGTTTGTCGTCCTTCTCTTTAAATACCGTCGAAAGCTCCGTACGTTTATCCTTTATCTTTAGATAAACCTGAGTTAACTGCTCTGCGGTAGGCTTGCTATCACTCATTACGCTCTCCTTTTGTTAAGGGACGTTCACTTTAGTAGCTTATTATTAGCTAGTCAAGTATTTCTTTGTAAAGATCAATCATCTTTGTGTGTATGTCTATTCTGTTATCTAGTAATGCGTAAACACGTTTCTCGGCGTGTGAACCTTGTAGCTGCACGACGGTACATTTGTGGTCTTGCCCTGACCTGTGTACACGAGCGTTGGCCTGAGCGTATGTCTCTAGGGAACTTGTAGGTGCCCACCATACCACTGTGTTTGCCGCAGTAAGAGTTACACCATGCGCCGCTGATTGAGGTTGTATTACTAATACGCGGGGGTCATCGTTCTCTTGGAACCGTTTAAATATCTCCGTGCGTTTACCAGCAGGTACGTCCCCTCGTATTACTTCTGTGGGTATGCCGTCTGCCCGTAACTTACTAGTCAGTAAATCAATGGTGTGCTTGAAGGGGACAAAGACTAATACTTTCTTACTAGACTCATCAATAACTTCTCGCAATACTTTATACCGTGGGGATATATCGAACTCTATCGCATCGCCCGTGTCGGTATACACTGCTCCCGCTGATATTTGTAGCAACTTGTTCATGTTAACCGCCGCGTTAGCCGCTGTTATCTGCTCCCCTGCCGCTTGCATGACCATCTTATTCTTTAGTTCTTTGTAGTATTTCAATTGCTGGCGTGTAAGGGGTACCTCCCTATTGACGTACACCATAGGCGGTAAGTCTAGACACTCATCTTTGGTAAACCTTATGGCAGGTTGCAGTACCCTATGCACTGTTGTCGTGGCGTCTTCTTTAGGTGTCCACTTAAAGTTAGTTATCTTCCGCATTACTTGATCACGGAAAGACCCGAAGAACCTAGGCACTCCATTAGGGTTAACTAGTTTAGCTATACCATACGCATCCGTAGGGCTTTGTGCCGCAGGTGTACCTGTCATCATCCAAAGCCACGTGCTTGGCCCCACTAACTTGTTCAAGGTCTTCCATCGTTTGGTCTGTGGGTTCTTATAGTGAGTAGCCTCGTCAACAATGATTAAGTCGAACCCTCCATTGGCTACCGCGTCAGCCACAATCTCTACCCCGTCATAATTTATTATCACGTACTCAGCGTCACCTTCTATTATCTTAGCGCGTTTAGCCTTGGCCCCATACGCAACGTCTACCTTACGGTGCATAGCGAAACTAAATAAGTCATTCCTCCATGCGGAATCCATAATAGACAGAGGGCATATAACTAGTACTCTTCGTATTGCCCCCTGCTTCATCAAGTAATCAGAAGCCCATATAGCACTGGCTGTCTTGCCTGTACCCTGCTCGTTAAAGCAGAATGCCTTGCGGTTAAGAGTAAAGAAACTAGCAGTGGTCTTTTGGTGGTCAAACGGGGTGTACTTGCCCGTCCACTTGTACTTAGATTCTATGGGGGAGGGGGCGTTTATGTTCATGTTACGTAGAACTTGTGTTTCTTCTAGCCCCCAGTTAACAAGTACTTGGTTGTTCGGCAGTTCTCTGCTCTTTGGTATTACTGCTGTAACCTTTGCGGGGTTACGTAACGTAAGTAATAACGCCTTACCATCTACTATCTTCATTTGTTGCTCCGATGCGAAATAGCATGAAGTGGGTGTCCACGTCACACTGAAATATAATTACTTGTTAACACATTAAGGTGATAACACCTACATATTCTGTTAATGGGTAGACTGAATAACTGAATAACTGTACAGCCCAGTCAGGTCGGGGCTTTGCTACCTACGTAACAAAAATGTCTCCGCCATACCGTTTTAGTAGCCCTGCTTCGTCCACAGATAGGGCTAGGTCTGCATTATGTAGGGACTAGATATGTTCTCACTAGCCCGTTAGACTGCTCGATTTTATGACGCTGATTCTAATGCCTAAAGGAGTGGCACGCCATCATTTAAAGACGCATCAAGCACGCGTCACACACACACACAC